AGTTTGCTCCTGCCATAACGTGAAGAAGCAATGACCTGGTGGTCCGTGACTTCCCTACGCTGGCATTATCCAGATCAGGTGATACGGGTATTTCTTACTGATTTTTGTTATCAGTTGATAATTAATAAGTTTTTCAGCAAACAAGAATTAAAAACTTCAAAACTGACCACACAACTGACCACACATTTTGTTGAAGCTCTACGAACAAAGACGAACAATAACAAACAAAAGGGAAATTTGCTGGCAGTTTTGCTTAACCGTTATCATTTTTCGGCTATCCGTTATCAAGCTGGTGGATGATCACGGATAACCCGTTATGGGAATCCCCATATCGGCATCATGCCCACCAGCATGAAGTATTTTTCGCGGATGTAAAAATTTGACGGGGCGGGCGGTCCCATAAGCAATGGGGGGGTAGGGATTCCGCTCCCCCCCCTCCCGAATGCAATTTTTCTTATATATATACAAAACAGTGCGGGTTATGCGGGTTAGCGGGTTATCTTCGCGTGCTAAGTATTTTTTATTCTTTAATATCAATGCGTTAAAAAATGATATGTTTGAATATTAGCCAAAACGTAACCCGCAAGACATTCAAAATAACCCGCAAATACCCCCCAAATAACCCACAACCCCATCAGGAAAATGGGGCCAGTGATGCCACCGAACGGCTGAATCTGGTAACGTTCTGTTGCCTGGTTGCAGTTTGCGGGTCAGCAATACTGACGCACAAAGTTAGCCGTATGTGGCTGTGCGTCCACCAGCTACGCCGGAATGGGGTATTCCGTTTCAACGGAACAGGTATGACGAATATGATCGCACCTTCTCCCGAAAACGGGTTTGCCTGTTTCGGGAAAACGGGCACATGAAGCTGCATAGACATTTTCACTATTCAGGATCTGGCGGGGGAGTTTCTCAATTTCCACCGTTGGTGGAAATTAAACGAATACAGCGAGTTAGGACAAGGTGACTAATGGTCACTCTGTTGCTGCGTCACCATATTGATGATCCAGCCCTGTAGTCGCGCCACTTTTCCACCAATGGTGGAAAAGCCCACAGCAGGCCGCCCAGCCTCCCCCAATGGGGGATTGTGGAAGAATCAACGGGTTAGGCCTTAATCATCTGCGTAATCATAAGTAATCATAATGTTCATTCATCCAGCGCAATTTTGCGTTATCGGGAATATCAGCAAGTTACCGCCGCAACCGCTCCGGCTTCTTCCAGTGGTAAGTTATTTTTTCCTTCTCCCGGTACATCTCCACGCGGCGACGATATGACAACAACTCCAGAACTCTGATCCGTATGTCGCGCATATCCACGCCGTTAAGCTCAATACCGTCACGGCGCATCACCTCAGCCACCACACGCGCGTAATTTTCGGCTATCACGCTGTCCGGCTGCGTGGCCTCCTGTTTGCCTGCTTCCTGGCTGATTCCGGTAATGCGGCGGATTATTTTTAGTAGTTCGGTTTCGCTCACTCTCGTTATACCCCATCAAACGCCGCAAGCCGCTCTTTGTGGCTGTCGCTCATATCGAATGCAAATTCCTCATGTTCTGCCTGGAATGTGCCAAACGCCATCAGCGCCGCAACGCTCGGGTCTATCTTGTTGGATGATTTTTTCTTGTTCGGCTTGATATTGGCGTTCGCGTCACTCTGCATCACAACATTACTCATTGACCAGGCCAGCACCGGATCGCCACGATGCACAATCACCTTCCGGTTAACAAAAACTTCGAACGATTTCGCCGCCGGACTGAAACGAAGGTATGTTTGCGGGAACGGCTCCACCTCAAATCCTGCCCCCTGTAGCTGCGTCCTCAGGTGCGTGGCGTTCCATGTATCGAAGCCCACCAGCCTGATATTGAAATTCTCTGCATCCGCCATGATGTCATCACGGATACGGTCATAATCAATGCAGTCACCCGGTGTTGTGCGTATCCAGCCCGCCTTTACCCACTGGCGATAGATGGCGCGGTTTTTATTGGCGGGGTTCTGTAGCTGAAACTCCGGCAGATAGTGACGGGAAACCAGCATAATCTTTTTACCGACCGGAAAGGCATAGCACACGCTGGAAATATCGCTGGTTGATGATAAGTCCAGCCCCGCGTAGCACTCCTGCCCGTATAAATCCGCCTCCGCGAACGTTCCGGCGCACTCCGCCCATGCACCGTTACCCATCCACGGCGTGGCCCCCTGACACCAGATATTGAATCGCTTGGTGAGCATTTCCACCCACTGCGACGGAATACCCCGCGCTTTCTGGATGGTTGAGGCCAGTTTTTCACGATCGACGGAAACATCGATATTGGGATTCGCCTTTATCCACATCGCCGGATCGTCAACCTCGCTTTCATCATCCAGCTCGTAAATCAGCACGAACATGGATTCGTTCACCTCTTCACCATCCAGTATCTGGCAGCAATAGTCGTAGTGTTGTTTACAGGCTGAAACAACGTTGCTCCCCGATGTGGTGATGGCAAATAATAACCCCTCCGGACGCGCCCCCATTCCCAGTTCAAGCGCGGAATAAACCCCGTTGTCAGGGTGCAGGTGATATTCATCCACAATGGCAAGACTCGGGTTTGTACCTTCAATGGTTGCCGCTTTTGCTGCCAGTGGCTTTAACAGGCTGTTGGTTTTCGGGTGTATCACCTTGTGTGCCTGAATATTTACCCGCTTTCGCAACGGTCGGGATAAAAGGCACATCTGACGCGCATCATCAAACACGATCCGCGCCTGATCACGACTCACGGCGGCGGTGTAAATATCCTGCTGCCCGTTTTCCATAACCAGAAACCAGTTAGCCAGGATAGCGGCGACCGTGGATTTGGCATTTTTTCGCGGCACTTCAATGAATGCGCTGGTGTATTTGCGCCGTCCGGTGGCCTTAACCTTAAAGCCCAGGATGCACGCAAAGGCGAACTGCTGCCACGGCTCCAGCTCAATGGGGCTACCGCGCATTGCGCCTTTTACGTGCGGACACACCCTGGAAAAGGCAATAAACCGCTCCACGACCTCCGGATCGAACGTGTAAAGGGGGTTTTCAAGGTCAGAAAAATACCGTTTAACGGCCTGTTTCAGTCGTTTACAGGCCGTAATTTTGCCGTTTTTTACGCCTTCTGCGTACTCATGCCAGGCGGTCAAGCTCGTCCTCTTCCTCTGTTTCCGGTGGATTTCTGCGGCGACTTACCGGGTCAAAACCCAGCAAAGAAGCCATTTTGATCATTATTCTTTCCGCGTCAGCCTTTGCGCTCAGGGCGGGGTTTCTGCTCTCGCTGCCCTGACTGTTAACAATGCTGAACCCGCGCGTGGCAAGGTCTTCGACGGCTTTGCGGTATATGGAGTAGTTAACGCAATAAGCTCCAGATTGCTCCAGTCGGCGGGGGTAAGGTCTTCCCGTCCGGAAAGCTGGCGCGATTTTTCCTTCCACTGCCTGACCGCGATTTCATCCAGGTAAGCGGGGGCTTTTGGTGGTCTTGCCATGTTCTTTTTTCGCCCAATTATTTTCAAAAAAAATCCCGTGCACAAAAATTTGAGGAGGCGGTCGGTGTCCGGCAGGGACGGTTTGTCCTGAAAACCTCCCCCACCCCCTCTGACAGCCTCACCAGCGATTGCGAAAACATTCCATGACCTCGCGGTCACGGTCGGTTAATTGCTTCGCTGTGGTGCGTTCTGTGCGCCCTGTCCTGTTGGCTTTGTGCCCTGTCTCCTGTGTCTTCCATAAGTCACGCTGCCTTATCAGTCCACGTATCAGCCTGTTTTGCTCCTGTTCAGTCATCATCGCCATACATCCAGTCGTTACGGTGTGCCGCCCGTTCTTCCTGCTCGCGATACATGACCCGCCTTACGGTTCGCTTTCGTGGCTGGATCTTCCCGTGTCGTCTTACGGTTGTGGCACGTCTGGCACAATGCCTGGTGATTCCACTCAGGCCAGAAGAGAACATCACCGCCGCCATTGATGGGAATGATGTGATCCACCACAAGAGCTGGCGTATAAATCCCCTTAGCCAGACAACGCACGCATAACGGGTTTTTGCTCAGGTACAGGGCGCGGTATTTGTCCCACTGTCGGGAATACCCGCGCGCGCGGCGGTGTCCCCGTCTGGCATCCTCTGCACGCCATGCAGCCCGCCTGTGCTCTTCACACTTTCCGGACTTCACGCGCTTATTACAGCCCGGCTCAGTGCAGCGCCTTAATGGTTGCCACGGCATCAGTACACCCCCACATCACGATAAACCGACCAGAGCGCAGAAATAGCCATAGGCAGTTCAGACTGCTCCACAGGTGAAACCGCTTCCCTGTTCTCGTACAGGAAAGCGATGTACATCAGGCAACCAACACGTATTGCCGGGGTAAATTCCAGCCCGTCTTCAAAACGTTTCCCGATATGCTTCTGGCAGGCTTCCAGCGCCGCATCGGTATACATTTTCAGAAGTTCGCCTTCTCCGGAAAAGTCATCAAGGCGAAGATGTGCCCTGACTTCATCAGGTGTAATTTTGTCTTCACTCATCTTTTTCACCTTTAATTTCCACAGTCTGCTTCCATGCCTGGCTGAACTCGTCGCCACCTTCACGCGGCGGCATTCCCTCACGCTCACGGGCTTCGTTCGGATTCATGATCCCGTTCTTAATCCCTTTCTCATACGTGGCGTAACGTTCAGTAGGTGTGGCGCGCAGTAAATCGGCTGAATCAAACTCAACCAGATAACGGGTACCAGGTACGGGAGAAGCCACCAGCAAAGCGGCCTTGATTTGCTGTTCGAAGTTCGCCAGCCACGGACGCATTGTCATAGTCAGAAACGCGCGGCTTGCCTCACTGAAATTGCTGTAGGTGCTGTTGCTGTATTCCTGCAGAAAAATCGGCGACACGTTGAACATCCGGGCGATGTCTTCAATGGAGAAGCGACGGGAGGCCAGCCATTCCGCATCCTGGTTACTCATCCCCAGTTGCTTGTAATCCATGCCCCCTTCAAGGATTGGCGTTTTTCCGGCATTTTTCGCCCCCTTGTAGCGTTCCAGTGCGTCTAATGCCTGTTTACCTTTCACGCCGTCCAGCCATTCGCCTGACGTGATAATCCCTGCCGCCATCATGCCATCTTTCATAATGCTGGCTCCGTGACGCTGTTGAGCAAGGCCAAGCCCCAGCGCCTCACGGCAAATCGTGATGGGGGAGCGTCCCAGAAAGCCATCATCCGAGGCATAGCGGAGATGCAGAACTTCTTCCTGTAAATACGTGCGCACCGTTCCTGTACAGGGTTCGGTGATGGTATAGCGGTATTTGTGTGCGCCTGTGCGTTCCGGTACAACACACCCCGGCGCATAAGGATGAAGTGATTTTGGCTGACCGTCCCGCCCCCATTCAATAACCGCATAGGCGTTACCGTTCAGCAGGCAGTGACGCATCATTGTGCGTTTAAACTGGTAAGGTGTCTGGCACGAATTAGGCTGCTCATTCAGCAGAATATCTACCGGATGACTGTCCAGCCATTCCCGCGCCTCCCTGCCCTTGTCATTACGTACCAGATACAGATAACACGGCATCGTGGCCACCGCCTCAGCGATGACGGAAACCGCGTTCATCACTGCGGGCAATGATTCAGCCGTCCCGGCAGAAACATATTCTCCGGATCCGGTATTCGGTACGCCGGACAGCACCAGAAAATCATCAATGGACAGGTTACGTTGCTCGCTTTTTTTACGACTAAAAGGCCACCACATATCACAACCCCGCCAGCTCTGCCCAGCGATGACGATTATTTCCTGCCGGGCGTAATTCAGGGTGCTGTGCAAACAACGAACGGTGGGCAATCTCCACGCCAGATTCGGGATAAGCAGGCATCGACGTGATCGTGATTTCCCTGAGTTCTGCAGCGGTAACAGTACGCAGATACGGTTTTTGCGCGATATTCCACTCTTCGCATAATGCGCGAAAGCCAAAGCTCATCCCTGTAATGTCGCCACGCTCCACCAGCGTAAGCACATCTTTTCCAAGCTGGGTATCAGGCGGTGTCAGTTCAAAACGTAGCCCGGTGTTGTCCTCAGTCAGTACCAGAGTGCCGGATTTGGTGCGCCCCAGCAGTTGGGTATAGTCATGCTCATACAGGCAGCGCACATCATTACCCGCCGCCAGATAGTCAGCAAAAGCCCCCGGCGTGAACTGTTCGCGGAATTCGTCCCAGATAATTTCTGAAAGGCTGTTCCAGCGAACGGCATACCCCACCAGCTTTTTATTGCTGGCGGTCAGTTCAGATGTGCGGATTTCAAAATCGGTGTTTTTCATCGGTGTACTCCATAAAGCTGAAAAAGGAGGCCGCAGCCTCCTCCTTACTCATGACTAGCCAGCTTTCATTTCCAGAATTTTGATGGCGTTTGAATCCACCACACCACCGCCCAGATATTTATCCGTGTGGACCTTGTAGAATCCGGGTTCAGTAATGTTGTCCGGTCGGGTGCGAATCCCTGTTACATGATCAACGATGAAATAACCACGACTGAAATCGCCAACCGCTAGCGGTGCTTTTCCTGCGCCGATGTCCGGCATGGACTCCAGGCAGAAAACAGGACGACCAAGCAACATATCCGGCGCACCTTCTTTAAGGCTGTCGCGCCAGATATAATCGCCATTCTCATTTTTCAGCTTCTGTAGTGTCCCTGCCGTGCCCGAGTTCATCACCCAGACGGCATTTTTGCGGTATTTCGCTTTCAGCTTGTAGAGAATGTCGATCAGTTCGTCCGCTGTAATGGCGGTTCCACTTGCCGCTACCACTTTTTCAATGGTGCCAAAAGCGCGGGTTTTGTCACTGGTCGCCGCACGGGTGTAAGCCATGAAGCCTTTCGGCTTGCCGTTACCGTCGCCATTAACAAAATCATCCTCTTCGGTGCTGGCGAACGTGTCGGCAATTTCGGAGGATAACCAGCCCAAAATATCCACCTCTGAAAAATCCAGGATTTCCTGCGTGGTTTTCGGGTAGGCGTAGATCTGATTCAGCTTGATGGTTACACGTTCAATTTTCGGGGTGTTGGTTTCACTACGTGCGCTGCCTTCTGTGCCTCGTCCTACAGTTGCGCCGCCAGTGGAAACCAGTTTCTGAAACTCATTTGATTTTGCGGTCTTCACGGTCGCGATCACGCGCATAACACTGTCATCCTGTAGCTGGCGCATGACTTCGCGATCAAGCTCAGGAATTACGGTATATCCGCCATCCCTGCCGCTGTCAGTGCTGGTGGACAGTGATCGCACATCTCCGGTTACGATGTAGTTACGCAATTCATCAGATGATAATTTCTGGATGCCCGTTCCTGGCTTGCTGCGTTCTTCATCAGCCACAGACTCGAGGCGGTAAATTTCTGTGTCGAGGGAATCGGCTTTTGCACGCAGTTCATCAAACTGTTTGCCCTCGTCATCGTTCAGGCTGCGGTTTTCACTGTCGGCTTTTTCCAGCAGGGATCGCATCTGGTTTTTCAGGGCGGTTTTTTGCTGGCGGAGTTCGATTAATTTCTTCATGAAGGTTTTCTCGTATTGGTTAAGATTCAGGACGTGAAACCAACACGGAGGGAGCGCCGCCCGACACTCTCGGCATCTCGCAGATCAACCCGGCATCGCGCAGGGGGTCAGGCGGCATTGTGGCGGCTCACGTCTGAGTGCCACACGCCAACATATACATAAAAATCAGTATGTAAACATCAGCCAGAATCACCGAACAACCTGGAACAACCACGAACAAATAATTTACAAAACCTGAAAAAAATGGCCTATTATTGCTACCTCTGACTACAACAAAGGACGCATCATGAATTTAAGCGCAATGGTATACCCTGATACTTTCATAATTAATGGCGAATCATTTAAAGGTAAAAGAAACGCAAAAGAAAACAAGGTATTAATTCCATATACAAATGAACCGGAAGTAACTATTGGTCAACACATTATCCAGTGTGTCGGTAAAAACGAGATAAATCTAAAAATTATAGATATGAAGTTGCTTCCCAATGGAACCCTCAGACAGGGAACCAACCATCCAAATATGTTGACGCTCTATATTGAAAATATCACGGGAAATGAACATATGACGCCACCTAAAAGTAATACATTTAACATTGGTTCAATTAGTGGTAATCAAGTGCAGATAGGTGAGCATAACCATATGCTGGTAAACATCAGCATCACTGAACTGGTTGAAAAAGTCTCTAAATCGGGGGATGTACAAGCCAAATCAGTATTAAAGCAGTTACTGGAAAACAGTACCGTTGCCAGCATTGTTGGGGCTGGCGCAAGTGCCTTAATAGGCTTACTGTAAAAAAATGACCTGGAGAAAATCCAGGCCTTTATCGCTTTATTGTTTCACTGGATCCCGCATTCTGCGTCTTATTTTCCACAGATATTCGATCATCGCTTCCACCTGCTCACGATTGGTTGCGAAAATTTCCCCGGTCAGTGAGCTGCGCAGAAAATCATGATGATCCACAACAAACAACGCATCGGAAGAAAGCAGACGGCGATATTTTTTTGCTGTCGTGGTTTCCAGATCATCAAAACCATGAAACTTTTTATGTTGCTGGACTTCTTCAAATGTCACTGGCATGTATCCCCCTTTGCTGCCCGGCGCTGGCGCTTGTGCTTCTCATTCAGCGCCATCAGCCGCGTTTCTGCCTCCTGCTGTTCCTGTGGTGTCACTTCCCCACATGGCTGGCCTTTCAGGTCGTATCGTACCCCACCAGCAACCAGGGCGCGGTAATAGCGCGGAGACTGCGCATAAGATGCCAGCGTCGCACGTAATGCCCCCGGCCCGAATGCCAGCCCCCTGACGGCGAGATCCTGCATCAGGTCGTCGAATATCCCCACCTTAAGCGGCTTCGGTGCTTCCCTGTTGAATAAGTCAGGCCACATCTCAGTGAGGCGGTTAACGCGCCTGCGGTTTTTGCGCTGGCGTTTGGTCATATGCCGCCACGGTGTCACCCCTGTGGGCTGCCCTTTGCGGCTCTGCTGTGCGTTCTGATTGCCGGGTATCACTTTATGCGCCGATGTGGTTTTATCCCGCTCTTGCGCCGCCTGCGTCGTTTTCTGCGGCGTGCCGTAAATGCCTTTCGGTTTTCGGTTAATGGTCAGCTTTGTCATGCCTTCCCCTGTAATTACTCTGTTCGCTGTTGTGAATTAAAACGGTATGTTATCCCCGTACAGGTCATCGTGCTGGCCTGTCTGTTGTTTTGCCCTGTTCAGTGCGTCAGTGGCCTGCCCCTGTTGGCCTTTTTTGCCGCCCGGTCGCGCCGTTCTCGCACTGATTACGCTGTCTGCGATGACCTGCCAGCCCTGCCGCGTTTCGCCGTTCTGCCCTGTCCACTGGCTTACCTGCATGTTACCCGCCACGTTCACCAGTTCGCCTTTGCGGTGTTTTGCCAGTGCGTCGGCCTGTCTGCCAAACGCCAGGACGGATAACCACATCGTCGCCGTTCCGTCATCTGCCTGGCTGCATGGCAGGGGAACCGCCATACTCGCCATCGCCATTTGTGTTCCCTTGCTGGTGGTCTTTAACTGCGGGTCAGCCACCAGCCGCCCGTAAGCCGCTATCTGTGCTGTCATGCTGTCTGCTCTCCGGTTTTAACGTTGATGGTTACGCTTGTTTACACCCTTACGGTGAAATTCTGCGGGTTATAATCGCACTTTTGCGGGTTATAACTGCCGTTTTGCGGGTTACGTGCGGGTTATTGATTTCCTTTTTATTCATACAGTTAATGCACTTATATACATGATAACCCGCATAACCCGCATAACCCGCAACTTTTCACCTCACACAGGGGGTTAATCTTCTGCCTCAGGCTGGAACATCAGCACGTAAAAAACATGCTGCTTCCCCCCAATTTTGCCGAGCGCCTTTTTCTTGTAACGGCGATCGTTACCCGCTTCCAGCATTCCGGCAGCACTCAACGCGCGGGCAAAGTGAGACGGATTAAATCCCTGTGCTATCTCACCCTCAAATACATGCGGGAACGTGTAAAAACGGAACTCGTCATCTTCGTTTCTGATACTCCCCTTTCTGTATCCGGCAAGCTCTTTAATCGGTAAATCACGCTCGTCGGTGTTGGGCCACGGAAGGTATCTGCTGAATCCGAACGACGCTAAAAAAGCCTCTGCCTGTTCAACCATCTGTTTAAACTCCCTGTTACCCGTGCCGAACTCCTTCACCCAGGCATTAAAATTATGCTGAATGGCATCGCGGCACGCCTGAACATCCCAACCAGTAATATGGACGGAAAGCACCAGCGCCGACTCCAGCATGGCGAATCGTTCCCCCACACGGTGAACCTGTTCGCCGTAACTCTCCGGTATCAGGTTGCGCCACCGTTCACGGCATGCCCTTACCGTATCCTTTGCCTCCTGCTGGTGGTCTGCCAGCCATTTAACCCATTCACGCCCCGCCGCCCCGTGATTTTCTGTCCAGGCATCCTTTAACGCGTCTGCGTGTGCCTTTCCGGTGCTGTATTCGTGAAACTGCGTGGCTTTTTCCATTGGCACGTTAAGCAGGCGGACAAGCTGCCCCGCCTTGACTTTTATCCCCTCCGTTTTGAGGAATGTCTCAACGTCCATTTCTCCGGTGCTGATTGCCACCGTGCGCCAGTGTTTGATCTCCCTGTTGCCGCCGTCCTTCGCCCCCTGTAATTTCCCCGAACCGTTAAACAGCGTATAAGCCGACGTGGACACTTCCCGCGCGTTTCCGGCCTGACCTATTTCATCCAGGGGTAATAGCCCGTCATTGTGCGCCTCTGCCTCGTTGGCGATGCCTAACGCTGTACCGTACCAGGTCAGCCGTTGCGCGTCCGGCTCTCCCCATAAACTGGATGCGATGTTCTGTGTGGTGGTTTTCCCTGCCGATGACTGTTCGAAAAGATGTACCCCGAAGCCGTCAGCACCCACCAGCCCGATTAATGGTGCGGATAACGATACCGCCACACCCAGCATCATGGACGGATTACCACCAGCCAGCCGCGCAACGATATCGCGCCAGCCCTCCGCCGTTCCTGCCACGGAATAGCCATTAACAGCAGCCGTTTTTCCGGTAAACAGGACTGGCTTTTCGCAATCACCAATGACCGAACCGTCCGGCATGATGTACGCGCCAAAATGCCAGCCCGTTGTTGTGCTTAACTGCCATTCCTCATGGCTTCCGCTTAACTGCATCCAGTCAGCCAGGATAGCCCTGTATTTACCGTTGGTTGTTACGTTCAGTCCGTGGTCTTTCAGCAACCGCCAGCCGTCACGGTCGCCAATGCCACCGCACGGAACCGCCATTGTGATGACTTCATGGTTTGCTAATTTTTTCCAGCGCATCACGCGGTAATGCTCTTTACCGATTGTCCCCGTTCCCAGTAGTTCAAGCGGGGAACATAACCACGTCTCAGGCCGGATAATTTCGCCTGACTGCTTATCCACTTTTGGCGTTACCCAGAAAACACCATCGGCGCGACTTTCAACGCGGGGCTTTAATTCATCATCGCCCTGGATTTCTGTGATTTTTTTCTTTAAGGGCAACACCAGACTTTCCCCGCGCTCGTATTCGTCTTTGAGGCGAGGCAACTGGTCGGATAAATCCGCCGGGCTGATGTCAGTTATCCCCGCGTATTCGTATACGGTCTTCACGCCAGCCACAGCCAGCAACGTGACGATCTGTGTAAGGCTACGTTCAGTGATGTGCCCTGCGCGGTAAACACGCACACACTGACGGCTATCATCAATAATTTGATAACCGGTAATATCTTTCAGGTGTTCATCTGACAGAACGACAGGCGGCACATTGTCGGCGGCAATATGCTTACCTGCCCATTCCTGCCACTCTTTCGCATGGCTCCACGCATCACTACCCGCAAAGATGATAACCTCCGTCATTTTGTCGGCTGGCTGGTGCTTTAAGTTTGGTGCGCGCTTCATTTTGCCTTTCCCCGTTCACGAATAATTTCACGTACTGCCTTAATGCGTTCCATTCCTGTAACGCGCATGATTCTGTCGATGTCGCTTAATTCTGCTGGTGGTGCTTTACTTACCAAGGTGAACTCCCTGTCAAAGCGCATATGTGACGACACGCAGGGATGCGCATAACCTTCGCGGATATAGGTCACACGAAAATCATCGACGGTTTTGATCGTTATCGTGCTGCCGTATTTATCCTGGAAAATATCGCCGGGGCGGATTTCAGGCCGAGCGGGGCCGCTGGCAGTAAAGCCAGAATTTTTCTTTTTCATGTTTTTTACTCCAGAGGCAGCTTTTTAGCGGCGAGCTCAATATCAGATGTCAGAGAAACCTGTGTATTTGCCAGGTCTAACAACAAAGAAATAAGAATTTCTTCTCTGCTATCGGATTTATCGGTGCTAAGGCTGTTCATCCACATATTGACGACTTCCCTGATTTTTTTCGCAGAGTGCAGGGCTTCAAATGCCAGGTCTTCAATATCATGTTTATTTCGCATAATCGCCCCCGCCATTTTCACAATCAGCAATCAGGATGGCTTTTGCCTCATTCAGCGCCATATCAGCACTAAATTGCATAACAGCCAGTGAGTGAGGAACGAAAGCCCCGGCATATTCTGTTTCGCTGGTGGCCTCAATGGTAATCACACGCGGTTGTGCCGTGCTCAGGGCGATAAAACGCCAGATGTATTTATTCAGGTTGTGCAAGTCCCGCCCTTGCGGGTGTGTGGTATGATTTAACATAGCTACCTCGATAATCTTGCTATCGTTGGTGGTTAGAAGCCCGGTTAGTGTTAGCGCACTGCCGGGTTTCGTCGTTTGTATTTCAATAAAACCATTGGTGTGTTTCATGTTATTTTGGAGTGAAACACACGTCAAGCCTTTTTTGTATTTCTTTTTTGTGTATACTGAAACACACCAAATTTGAGGAGTTTCAGTTATGGCGACTACCAACAAAAACGCTAAATCACAATTGACCACCGTCAGAGTCCCCCACGATGTTATGGAGGGCATGGAATCCGTAAAACTGGACGGCGAAAGCAACGCCGGATTCATAGTAACCGCCATGCGCGGTGAGATCGCCCGCCGCCAGGCAGAAGGAAGCGGAGAAAATCCCCTGGTTTCTTCGCTCGATGCACTGGCGCAGGTGGAAAAAATTGGAGTCAAGGCTGCCGAGGAGATCGGGCAACTCGTCGCCGTCGCGCGTGAAGAACTCCAGCGCCGCAAGGCCAAAGAATCAGAATAA